GCTCCAGCGTGAACTCGATCCCCGCGATGCGCGCCACCGCGTCGGCGATGCCGAAGCCACGGCGCCAGTCGCGCAGGTCGTGGTCGATGTACGGCAGCGCCGCGTGGGCCGGCCACGCGAGCCGCACACCGTTCGGCCCGTCGTAGCTGTAGGAGCGAGGCATGCGCGTGATCGCGTCCTCCTCGATCGTGAGCTTCGAGCCGCGCACCGGCAGCACGTCGTCGGGGATCTCGCCGGGCTCGATCGGTTCGATCCGGCCGCCGCGCGACTTGCCCAGGAACCAGATGCACTCGCCGTCCAGGTCCTTGTACGCCTGCGTCAGCCACCACAGCGTGCGGCCCGACATCCACGGGTTCGGCCGCGCGAGCAGCGCTCCCAGGGGCGAGTCGACCGACAGCTCGGCCGCATCGTCAGCGCGGCTTGACCACAGCATCGGCGGCGCGCTCGCCACCGCGTTCGCGCGCGTTCGGATGCACGAGAAGATGAGCCACGACTCGGCGTACGGCTCGGTCAGCGCATCCCGGCCGCCGAGGTTCTGGCCGTGGAACAGCGCGCCGAGATGCCCGAGCGAGTACAGGTCGGTCCCGTACAGCGCCCGCTCGACGCTGGGCATGGCGCTGCCGCTCCGCTCGAACGGACGGCGGGCGAGGTCGCGCGACAGGTCGGAGTCCGGCACGGGGCATGTTGGCACCTGCCGGGTGGGGGTCTGTCAAGCCCTACCAGACCTGGAGCCCGGCAACGCGGAGGTGCATGGTCCCATACCTGAGACAATCCAAACCGTCGTCGTTCTCCTTCTTCGGCCGCTCCTTCGCGGCGCGGGCGCCCGTCGTGTCCCACTCGTACGACTCGAACTCGCGGATCAGCTCGACGCAGCTCGGGTCGACCGTGAGCCGCGGCGTGCCGTCCGGCCCCGGGGCGAGCCGCTCCTGCACGAGCGCGATGCCGGCCGAGACGGTGTTGTCCGCCGGCGTCACGGGCAGGTCGCGGTCGGCGAGCTCCATCGCCAGCTGCGCCGCCGACGGGTCGTGCACGACGGCCTCGATGTCGTGCCCGCGTGCCAGGTCGAGCGCGGCCGCGACCTTCGCGCTCGTGAGCATCTTCGAGCGGTGCACCTCGCGGATCACGTGCATGCGCCCGTCGCCGTCGACGCCGATCAGCAGCATCGCGCACGGGTGGGTGTTGCCGTCGTCGACCGCGATGATCGTGCGCGCCCACGGGCCAGGCCTCTCGCGCACGTGCACCTCGCGCTGCCACATGTCGTAGATCAGCCCCTCGGACCCGACCCACTCGCCCAGCACGAGCCGCTTGCGCGCGACGCCGGTCAGCATGTCGATGCGCGCGAGGTAGTCAGGCGGGAGGAACACGTTCTCGTGCGACCGCGTGCGGAACGCCACGTGCCCGGGCAGCGCCTGCGCGCCCAGCGCGAGGCCGAACCGGCGCGCCAGGAAGTGGCCCGGCACTCCCGGGTTGCACGCGCCGTAGACCTGGCGCGGCACGCCGGGCACGTCGAGCGACACGCGGGTCTGGAGCATGTCCCAGTCGCGCTCATCGAAGTCGACCGCCTCGTCCAGTGCGGCGCCGGTGAGCGAGCGCGAGCCGATCTTGTCGGGGTCGTCGAGGCCGAAGTAGACGATCTCGCCGCCGCCGTTGAGCTGGATCAACCCCTCGGCCTTGTTGATCGTGTACGTGCCCGGCGGCAACACCGGCGGCAGCAGACCATCGCCGCGTAGCAGCGTCACGAGCGTCGTCGCCGTGAGCGTCACGCGGTGCTTGCGGCACAGGGCCTCGCGCGCGCCCGGCGTACATGCGCGCATCACGGCCTTGGTGCACAGCGCGTAGGTCTTGCCTGCGCGAACCGAGCCGGAGTAGAGCACGTTCGGCGCCTCGGAGCGCAGGAACGCGATCTGTTTCGGCAGGAACTTGCGGACGATCCTGTCGCTCATCGCCGCTCGTACGGAGGCACTCCGAACAGCCCTGGGTCCTTCTGCCGCAGCCACCGCGCCACGCTGCGCTCGGACGTGCGGTAGCCCTCCGCCTCGACCCACGCGACGACCTGCGCGACGACCACGCGACGACGCGAGGCGTGCATGTCACGCGCGATCTCCAGCACGCGTCGACCGAGCGGCGTGCCCTCGAAGTCCGACGGGGGTCGCGGCCAGGGCTTGTCAGCCACGCAGGTTCACCGCCCACACGAGCCCGCGCTCGGTCACGACGTACGGCTCGGACGTGCCGGTGCCGAGCAGCGGGAGCATGATGGTCTCGCCGAGCACCGGTTCGCGCCCGATGTGGACCTGGATGCCCTTGCATGGGCCGTCGATCGCGGCCGGCGTCCAAGGGTGGATGTTGCGGACGAAGTTGATCATGGGGTCAGTCGAAGGCTAGGACTCCCTGCGCGAGCCGCTTCGCCGCGATCTCGCAGTAGCGTTCTTCCATCTCGATGCCGATGGCGCGACGGCCTTCGAGTTTGGCTGCGACGAGTGTGGTGCCGCCACCGCAGTACGGGTCGAGCACGATGTCGCCTGCGTCTGTCGTCGCCATGATCGCGCGTGTGGGGATCTCGACGGGGTATTCGACCGGATGCACCTTTCCGTTCTGCTGCTGCATCCGCGCTAGCCGCCAGACCGTCGAGAATCCGACCGATGTTTGGTTCCACTTCCACGAGTCACCGCGCGTGAACCACAGGATCCGCTCATCGAAGCGAACAAACATCCGGGCATTGAACATCATCCCACCCCCCCGGTCCCAGATGATCTCTTGGCGCATCCGCCAGCCTTCCGGGTGGAACCATTGCACCGGGTGCAGGCACACACCGTCACGCCAGCGCAGTTGGTGGTTGTAGAAGAGGCTCGCGTCGTCCGCGCACGCAGCGGACAACAGCCGCCCGACTTCGTTCTGCTCGATCTGGTACGCAGCCTCATCCTTGTTGTCGGCGTAGCCGTTCGCGGCCCACTCCCGTACGAATCCCACCCCTCCAGCCGTGCGGCCCCACATGCCAGACGCCTTGCCCGTCACGACCGACATCTGGTTGTATGGCGGCGACGTGACGACGAGGTTGACCCCGGAGAGTGTCGGCAGAATCTCCCGACAGTCCCCGTGCCAGATCGTGATCCCGTCTTGCTCGTAGTACGGCGTCGCCATCACGACTCCAGCGCCCCGATCAGGTGGAAGTTGTTGCGCCAGTCCGCCGGATTGCGGCCGCGCAGCCAAGCGATCTGCTTCGATCGCGTCTCGGCGCCGCCGCAGTAGTCGCGCACCCAGCTCGGCGCCTCCGGGATGCCGAGGCGCAGCGCGATGGCGAGCGCGGTTCCGCAGTAGTGCGTCGTGTCGCCGGTCGAGAGCCGCACGCCGTCGAGGTTGCAGCGCTCCCACGGGCCGCGCCGGCCGGGCTGACGGCACACCTGGAACACGAACCGCAGGTGTCGCGTGCGCTCCTCGATGTCGCCCTCGGGGTCCGCGCAGTGCCATGCGTAGGCGAGCAGGATCTCCTGCTCCGGCCGCGTGACGGGCTGCACGATGCGCGGCTGCCCGATCGACGCGAGGTAGTCCGGCGCGTACGTGTTCGCCTCCTTGTTGTGCGTCCACGCGCACAGGCCACCGTTCGCGTGCATCTCGCTGCGGAGCACCTTGAGCGCGACCTGGATCCAGTCGCGCGCGTCCTGGTTGCCGTGCGCGTTGTAGTCGAGCACCTGCGCGACGAGGTTCCAGGCGTGCTGACGCGCGAGCGTGCCGGGCGCGATCGTCTCCAGCGTCGGCGTGTCGAGGCGCGCCGCGGCGGCCCACCAGCGCAGGTTGTCCAGCGCCACCGGGTCGAGGTAGCGCTGCGCGAGGTAGGCATCCCACGCGATCGCGCGACCGTAGTGCGCGAGGTCGATGGTGCCCATGAACTCCCCAGCCCGCGCCGCGACGGTCGCCTCGTCGAAGCCGTACACGTTGCCGGCCTTCGTGGGGAAGATCAGCTCAGTCGGGCCGAGGGTCATGTCGAAGCCCTTGGGCGCCTCCTGCACGCGCAGCGGCTCACCGTCGGCGCGGTGCAGGAAGCCACGTTGCGGGCGCGACATCACGACGCGGCGCCAGTGGTCCGCCTCGGCCCACGCGAGGTGATCGGGCATCGCGCCCCACTCGGCGCCGTAGTCCATGCGCACGAGGTTGCCGGAGGTCGCGCCGCCCTGGTCGACGCTCGTGATCGGGCCCTCGTCGTCGACGGCCGGGTAGTTGAACGACGGCGGCGGCACCGCGCGAGGCAGTCGGTCGACCCAGGCGTCGACGCGCGTGAGCCACGGCC